AGATTAGCAGGTGAAACTTTAAGTTCAGATGTATCTTCTATTGCTTTTAGTACATCTGTTATTACAACAACTTACAAAACATATGTTCTCTATTCAAGATTACAACCTAAAACAGATGGTGCTAGGGTTATTTTAAGAGTAAATGATAATACAGGAAGTTTATTAACAACAGTTAGTGATTATGGCTCACAAGTTTATCGTGGCTCTGGTGTAGATTTTTCAGATAGCACAACTTCTTCTGTATATCCTGTAAGTTCATCAGGTAATGCCACAGGAGAATATGCTTACTATAAACATGAGTTTAGTGAAATAAGAGCATCAGATAAAAAGACAACTTTCTTATTTCAAGGAACTAATATATCTACAGCAGGTAATTGTGCGTTTGTAACAGGTGGAGCAATAGCTAGTGTTGCAGAAGATAATCAAGGATTAACAGTATTATTTGATTCAGGGGATATTGCATCAGGCAGTTCTTATGTTTTATTTGGAGTAAAAAGCTAATGAAAAAATATGTAGATGGTCAATATATAGAAATGACAGCAGAAGAAGTAACTGCTAGAGAATCTCAAATGACAAAAGATATAGAGTTTACACAGTCAGTAGAAAATAAGTTAGCACAAAAAGAAACCGACAAAGCAAATGGCAGACAAAAACTTAAAGACTTAGGATTAACAGATGCAGAAGTAAATGCATTGATAGGAGAATAATGAATGGGATTAGAAACAGGAACATATATAGATAGTCTTAATACCTCAAATCCAGGGGCAACTGATTCTGTTGCTCAAGGTGATGACCACATAAGATTACTTAAATCAACAATAAAAAATACATTCCCCAATATAACAGGGGCAATGACAGCAACACATACAGAATTAAATTTACTTGATGGTGTTACGGCAAATACTACAGAACTTAATTATGTAGATGTAGCAACACTTGGTACAGCAGAAGCATCAAAAGCACTAACTGTAGATGCAAGTAAAGATGTAACAGGTATTAGAAATATTACTGCTACAGGTGCATTGTCAGTTGGGTCAGGAACAGTAGGTGGTAATACAATAGCTACACTAGCAAACATATATCCTGTTGGTTCTATTTACATGAACGCAAGTGATAGCACTAATCCTGCAACTTTATTAGGTTTTGGTACATGGGTAGCATTTGGTGCAGGTCGTGTTCCAGTAGGTATAGATGCAGGACAAACAGAATTTGATACAGCAGGAGAAACAGGTGGTGCTAAAACTCATACATTGACCATTTCTGAAATGCCATCGCATAACCACAACCAACCATCAGGTATTCTTCCTGCACCTAATGCAAACGATTTGGATGTAACAGGTGGTAATGGCAGAACTTTAGGCAACAATATAAACACCGATAGTACTGGTGGTGGAAATGCCCACAACAACTTACAACCATATATCGTAGTATATATGTGGAAACGTACAGTCTAATGCCTACATTTGTAGCACCTGCTCCAAAGGGCATGATAAAGGATACAAACAATACTGTACTCCCACCAGAGTTTTATTCACATGCAAGTAACATAAGATTTACTGATAATGCAGGAAAGAAGATTAAAGGACATGATGCAGTATTTGGCACACCTACAGTAGCTCCATACTTTGTACTTAATTGGTCTACTGGAACAGCATCATATTGGTTTTATCCAGGCACAGCAAAGATTTATAGAACTGATGGTACTACTCATACAGACGTTACAAGGACTTCAGGTGGCGATTATGCCACTAATCTAGTTACATTAGGAAATTGGACAGGAACTGTATATAATGGTCTTCCTGTTTTTTGTAATGGTGTAGATAAACCACAAGCATTACCTAACGTAGGTGCTACTAACTTTGTAGATTTACCTAATTGGGATGCAGCAGATATATGCAAAACTATTAAATCATTTGGTAATTATTTGATGGCATTAGGAATAACAACATCTAGTACAGAATTTCCTAACAAAGTTAAATGGGGTGATGCAGCAGAAAACTTTAGTTATCCCTCTACATGGAGTGCAGGTGCAACTAATGACGCAGGGGAAGTTACCATAGGTGATGAGTCAGATTTTATTGTTGATGGTCTAGCACTTAAACAATCATTTGTAATATACAAAGAAAACTCTACATGGTTAGCTAACTACATTGGTGGTAATTTAGTATTTAGTTTCCAAAAGTTATTTAACGATACAGGTGTATTAAGTAGAAATTGTGTAGCTGAGTTTGATGGTAAACATTTTGTAGTTACTCAAGGAGATTTAGTAGTACATGATGGAGTAAGAAAACAATCTGTAGCTACTGATTTAGTTAAAAAAGAATTATTTGATAACATAAATGATGCATATTATAATCTCACTTTTGTTGCACATAACGTACAGCAAACAGAAATGTGGGTATGCTATCCTAGTATAGGGTCGCAGTATTGTAATAAAGCATTAATTTATAACTATGTTAATAACTCATTTACTTTTCGTGATTTGCCTGACATTTATCACATTGGTAATGGAATTGTAGACCCTGGTGCTACATCCATAACTTGGAATACACAGACAGATACATGGACAGATTATAGTGGGGTATGGGGAGAAAGAACCTATAATCCTACAGAAAGAAGTATATTGATGGCAGGAACATTTGATACTAAATTGTATCGTGGTGATTTTGGCAGACAGTTCGATGGTGAAAACTACATATCGACACTAGAAAGAAAAGGGTTAACCTTAGATGGTAATACCAATACTGTTAAACAAGTAAGAAAGTTAACACCTAAAGTTGCTGGTTCAGGACAAGTCGTTATATCAGTTGGAAGTTCTATGTCGCCTAATGGAACATATACTTATACAGCAGGACAAAACTTTGACCCAACACAAAACAACAAAGTAGATTGTAGGTCAACAGGTAAATACATCGCAGTAAGATTTCAACACACAGACAACAGTCCATTTGAACTTAATGGCTATGATTTAGAGTATGAAGTTATAGGGGAAAGATAATGGCACAAGCTCCTAAGTATGTACCTAATCCTGTACCTGCTAACTCAGAAGATTTACCTAGATATATCTTTGAAGAACTAACTAAGCTACAAGGGGCATTACAAGAAAACCCTATAGCATTTATAGAAGAAAAAAATGTTGAACCTAGTAGAGTAAAGCAAGGTGATATCGCTTATGCTGATGGTACTAACTGGAATCCAGGACAAGGTGAAAATTTATATTACTATGATGGTACTGTATGGAGAGCATTTGCAGGTGGTAGTGGTGCAGGTGATTTTGCACAGATTGCCGATACAACAGCACAGAATATAGCTACTGTAGATACAGCACAAGCTATAACTTGGAACACATTAGTATACTCACAAGGAATAAGCATTAATGGAGTTGATACATCTAAGATAGAATTTAGTCGTAGTGGTAAATACTATGTAAACTTCTCTGCATTGTTACATTCGCAAAGTGCTAACAACAAAGATATATGGTTCTTCCCAAGAATAAATGGTACAGATATAACAGGAGCAGGAATAGCACATACACTTGCAACTAATAACCATAGAAGAACACTATCTAAAGCAGGGATATTTGACATAACTGCAGGTGATTATCTACAAGCAATGATGGCAGCAGATGACACCGATATAGATATAGACCCATTAGCAGCTACAGCATTTGCACCTGCTACTCCATCAGCTACAATAAGTATTATACAAGTAAGTCAATAGGAGAAATAAATGATATACGTTTCAGGAATACCTGCTCGATACATTGATGATGTATGGAGTGAATGTGAAAAATATGTAGTGATGGGTATAAATAAAGCGCAAGAAGAAATGAATGAACATGACATCTATTATTTTTTAAAAGATGCAGAGATGCAACTATGGGTTGTATTTGATGAAGACAACGGGAAAGAAATTAAAGCTGTAGTTACTACACAAATAATAAATTATCCACAGAAGAAAGTCTGCCGTATTGTTACATTAGGTGGAGATGGAATGGATGAGTGGGTAGCACAGGTATTAGATGTACTAGAAGAATGGTCAACAGAACAAGACTGTGATGCCATGGAAACAGTATGCAGAAAAGGATTTATTAAGAAATTAAAAAACTTTGGATATGAACAAACATATTCGATAGTTGGAAAAGAACTCACAACAATACATTAGGAGAACATTTATGAGTAAAGGTGGTGGAGGTACAACCCAAACTGTACAAAAAGCCGACCCATGGATAGGACAACAACCCTATCTACGTGATATATATGGAGAATCACAAAGACTATATCAACAAGGTCCAATGCAGTTTTTCCCTGGACAAACATATGCAAGTCCAAGTCAAAAGACTGAACAAGCAGAAGCAATGATTGCTCAACAAGCATTAGGTAGCCAACAAGTTATGGCTCAACAAGCTGCGTTAGCAAATCAATTTGGATTAATGCAACCACAAATGTTATCACAAAATCCATATCTTGCAGGTGCAACAGAAGCTGCGCTAAGACCAGTATATGGACAGGCACAAGGATTATTACAACAAGCAAGACGTGGCGCTACCCAAGCAGGACAGCTAGGTGGCACAAGACAAGCTATACTTGAACAAGGTGTAATATCAGATTACTTGCAAAAGGCAGGTGATATCAGTTCTCAAATGTATTCTAAAGCATATCAAGATGCTGTTACTGCTCAACAAAGAGCAATTAGTTTAGCACCATCTGTTATGCAAATGGGGTTAGCTCCTGCTCAGACATTAGGTCAAGTAGGTTTAGCTGAACAAGCAAGACAACAACAAGCTATAGATGAAGCACGTGCTAGGTTTGAGTTTGGGCAACAAGCACCGTTACAAGCATTAAGAGATTACTCTGGTATAACTCTTGGAACTATATTGCCTGGAACAACAACATCATCTATGTCAGGTGGAGACCCATCATTTGGACAAAGAGCAATAGGAGCAGGTTTGTTAGGATTGGGAACTTATAGCACAGTTGGTTCAGGAGCTTTAGGAGGGACTGCAGCAGTGGCAGCAGCTCCTGGTATAGCAGCAGCTCCTGCAACAGGAATAGCAGCATATGCTCCCCAGGTAGCAGCAGCAGTAGCATTAGCAAGTTTATTTGATTAGGAGATATTATGAATAGTTTTTTAGATAAAGATTATCTGAGTTTTATGACAAGTATCTTTAAATCAGATAAAGAAAAAGAAGAAGAAAGAAGACAGCAGTTAATGTCTCAAGGCATGTTGGATGCAAGACCATCTGTTTTTATGTCAGCACAAGATAGAGAAATAATTAGTAATGCTGAAAAACCATTGCCACCATTTTACCCTGGAGGTCCATCTTTTACTCGTGTAGAAAAACCTGTAGAGTATCCTGGATTATTAGAAGAAGCTAGGAAAGAATATCTTTCTATGGCAGCTCAACCTTTTACTGAAGAAAATTTACAACAACAAATAACTGCAGAACAAAATTTAAAAGAAGTTTCTATGGCTACAAATCCAATAGATAGTGGAGCTAAAGCTAGGTTAGCAGAAGCATATAATATACCTATAAAAGAAATAGCTGAAACACCTACTGAATCAACAATGAGTCCATTAACTTTACTTACTTTATTAAGTGCATTTAGTGGTGGAAGTAGTGGAAGACCTACTGCTCCAACAATAATGCCTACTCAAGCTACACCAGGTTTAATGGTACAATCACAAGACCCATATGAAAAATATAGAAGACGAGGATTACTATAATGATAGATGAGAAAGAACTACAAAAGCTAACAGAATCATTAGGTGGAGTAGTTGCTCCAACATCATTAAGTGATGACCCAAAACAAATGCTTAAGGCAATACAAAATGCTGCATTGATTAGAGCAGGTGTAGGTATGCTTGGTCAAAGAAGAATGGGTGAATCAGGATATGATGTAGCTAGTAGAGTTTTAACTGATGTGTCCAAAACAGCTCAAGGACAATTATCAACTTATGCTAAGTTAGCTGCTGCTCAAAAAACAAAAGGTACTTCTGTCGCAAAAGAACAAAGAAGTATAGCTAAAGATGCTTTGACTGCATATGATAAACTATATTATGAAAAGGATGAGCTTGGTAATTTAGCTAGAGTAAAAAAATCTTTCCAGTTTGGGGCTAATGGAGAACAAATTCCAGTAGATTTACCTAGCAAAGAACTTTTTAAAAACAAACTATTTCCATTATACCTAGATAATCAAAATCTTTTTGAATATGTAGAACAAAAACATTTAGCAGCATCTAGGGAGTTTAAAAATAGAGGAACTGTAAATGGTATTAAAGTTGCTAAATGGGATTGGGATGATACCATGAATAGTTTTGAAACAAGCATGTTAGGACAATAAATGTCTGTAAATATATTTGATAGAGAAGAAGTAGAACAAATTTCAAGTGGTCCTAAACCACAAGAAATAGATATTTTTTCCGAAGATGCAACACCATATGATGCTATTAATAAAGATACTATAGCATCTCAAAGACCTGTAGACAGTATAAAAGATATGTCAGTATCTGAAGCATTTTGGTTTAGTTCATCTATGGGCGCATCTGATACATATAGAGGTGTACAACAATTAAGAGGAAAGGATTTAGAATCCATGAGAATGGAGCAAAGAAGATTAAACTCTTTATTTGAAAGTGATAAACATGGAACTACAGCACTACTTGGATATATAGCAGGAGTAATAGCTGACCCTGCAGGATGGGCATTACCTGTAATGAAAGCTAAAAGCATAGGTTCTTTGGTAGCACAAGGAATAGGATATGGTGGTGTTGCAGGATTTACTGGTTATGTAGATGAAGACAACGGGCAAGAAAGATTAACTAATGCAGCTTTTGGTTCTCTTGCAGGTGGGAGTTTAACAGGAGTATTAGGTTTAGTTGGCAGAAAACATTTAGGTTTTGATGAACCTAAAAAAGATGTAGACCTTGACGAAATACTTGGAGAAGAAATACAAAGGGATAGAAAAAAAAGAAGAAGAAATGCTGAAAAAGCTAGATATACAAATGGAGATGAAGAATTAACTTATCTTGAAAGTTTTAAAAAAAATGTATCTAAACCAGTATACGATAGCATGGTAAGAAATCCATTAGGATATACAACATCAGCAGTTGTAGGATATAACGTATTTAACAACTTAGAAGATGCACAGTCTTCAGAAGAATTTTTAAAAAATGCAGCACTTACAACATTAGCATTTGTTGGTGGTAAAAAAATAGGAGACCATGCAAATAAAACTGAAATTGCTGACAAAGTAATAGGAAGCATAAGCACAGAAGCTCAATTAAATAGAAGTATAATAGCTAAAAAAAGACAGATGGATTCTAACTTGTTAGGTTATCAAGGTAAACTTGCAAGACTTGCAGATGAAGCAGAAAAGTTAGATGAAGCTGATAGAAAAATTCTTTATCAAGTTATGTCAGGTGATTTAACTATGGATGAAGTATATGACTTAGATGCAGGAGAAAAAATATTTAGAAAGACTTTACCTTATGATGACAAAGTTGCTGCAGGTAAAACATTAACAAAGGAACAAGCATTAGAAAGAGAGGGTGCTGCTGCTGTTGATGTGCCTGTAGAAGATTATTTAGGAATTAGTTTACCAACTTCTGTAAAAGATATATCTAAATTAAATGATAAAAAAATAAAATTGTTTAAAGAACTTGGAGAAGATTTAAGAGACGCAGGTTTATTAGATGATGACGTATTTAAAACAAATATAGATACATATATCAAGAGACTATATAACTTAGAAAACAATAACAACACAGAGTTTATAAAGAAAAGTATTAATAACTTATTAACAATAAGGGGAGATAGTCTAAGACCTAGAGGTACACAAATTACTATAAACACAGCAGGTAGAACTGAAAAAGAAGTTTTAGATGAAGTTAATCAGTTGGTTACAGGTTTAGAAAAAGAAAGAAAGATTGATTATAAAACAAAAAATGATTATGAAAAAAGATACGAAGACCAAACATCTTTTCCTAACTCATCATACAAAAAAAGAGTTGGCAAAATAATAAATAGAGTTGCTAAAGATGACCCAAGATATATAAAAGGAGTTGATGATTTAGACCAACCATCTAACTATGGAATATTAGTTAAGAAAGATGACGAGGGTAATTTTGTTGTTAATTATCAGCTAACAAAAAAACAAAGACAAGGTTTAAAAGAAATTGAAGATGCAGCTAAAGGCATAAAAGCTACTGCTATTGAATTAAACTCTACATTAGGATTAGGTAAATTTTATCAAGGTCTTTATGATGTAGGTTTGCAAAAAGGTTTTGTTAGAACTCAAGATTCATTTTTAAACAAAGCATTAAATGATAGTAACATAACAAAGATAATTGGAGCAGATGGAAAACCTGTATATTCAACTCCTGAATTAACAGAAATTGCTCAAAAGATGTCAGAGATTAGAACGACTCAAACAATGAGACGAGAAGTAGGTAATGTTCTTACTGACCTAGAATACATTAGACTCAAAACACAATTTAATCAATTACAAAAAGCAACAAACGAAAAAGCACAAAAGATAGAAAGAAAGATTAATCGAACTCTTAAACAATCTATAGATGAAGCTCCACTAATTATGTATTCTGCTAAAGATAATGAGGGAAGAATACTTGGAGAGTATGCAACACGTGAAGAAGCAAAAGAAGTTCTTATAAAAAATAGATTAGATACAAAAAACATAGGTGAAGAAGAATATGTTTTTGTTCCTGATAAAAAAATAAACGTAACTAAAAAACAAACTTTAGCTCAAAGATTAATTAACAAACAAAGAGACGAGCAAAGTCAATTAACTGAAGCAGAAAAAAATATCTTTCAACCTAGGATAAGTAAGTACGGTAAGTTAACAGGTAATTTAGTAAAAAGAAAAGAGTTTAATGATATAAAGTTTTTACAAGAAGCAGTGGATAGTAGTTGGGCTAGACCACTTGGAGAAAGTTATTTTACTATGCAAAGTTTTTGGAAAAAAACAAAAACAGTATATAACCCAGTTGTTCATTTTAATAACTTTGTGTCTAATATATCTCTTTATTATTTATCAGGTGGTAACTGGACAGAATTAGCTAAGTCATTTAAATATGGAAAACTAATGAGACAGTATGATTTAGGTAAAATAGAAAAAGAACAATTACCTAAAGACTTGCAAGAGATGGTAGACGAGGGTGTATTTGGCGCTGACTATATAACTGCAGAATTAAAGAAAGGATTAAATCCTGACGAAATATATAAAACTATAAACATATCTAATGCAGATAAACCTGGTGGAGTATTTAATGTAATATTTGATTCATTACCTAAACAATTTAAAAATGCTAAAAAACTTTTTGGGGAAAATGTTGATGCTAAGTTAACAGCATGGTATCAATTTGAAGATAGAATATTTAGATATGGTTTATACAAAACAAAAAGAAAAGAAATTAATCCTGAGACAGGTAAATTGTATACTCAAGAAGAAGCAGCAGATGCAGCTATAAGACAATTTGTTGACTATGATATTAAATCAAATAGTGTTAATGCCTTAAGAAACACTGCTGTTCCTTTCTTATCTTACTCATATAGAATGATTCCTATTCTAACTAAAGCTGCAATATCAACTCCTGAAAGAATGGCAGTGCTAGGTCTTGGAATGTATTTAATAGATGATGAAATGAGAATTAGGGCAGGAGATACACAACAAGAACAAAAAAGACAAAGACAATATATGCAGGGAACAAAAGATGATAAAGCATTTAGTCTTCCATTTATGCCTTATTCGAACATAAGACTACCATATGATTCTAAAGAGGGAGTTGCTAGGTATTTTGACGTAGGCAGGAAATTACCTGGTGGCGATATATTTAAAATGGAACAAGAAGTAGGTCAGTCAATTCCAGGTGTACCTGCAATTTTAGGAATTGGTGGTCCAGGAATTGATGCTGTAAATAAAATAGTAGTTGGTAGAGACCCTTTTACAGGACAAAGTTATAACCCTATAGATGAAAAGTCTAGCCCTATTGGTGGAGCTTTAGGATATAGAGTTGGTAAATTTGCAGAGGGATTTATTCCTAACTTACCACTACCTTTTGAAGATGCAAGTTTTGGTTTGATATCAGATACCCCTGCATACAAAAAAATAGAAAGAACATTTACTCCTGGCGCAAGAAAAGGATTAAGTGAAGACTTAACTAAAACTGAAACTCTTTTAAATAGCATAGGTCTATCTATTAATGAAGCAGATGTTAGTAAATTGTCTGATATAAGCGCTAGAGAAATAAGAAAATTAAATAATAGTTTAAAACAAGCAACCAAATCTCTTGCAGTACAGGTTGGCAAAAAAGAAATAACAGCTAAAGATTACCATGAAAGACTTAACAAGTTAAAAGAAACATACAAAAGAGAAGTTTCTAAATTAACAAGAGGTACAAAATGATACCGTTTGAAATCATTACCATGTTAGGTTCATCATTACTTACTGGTGTACTATCTATATGGTCACAGAAATCTAAGGATAATGCAGACCAACAACGATATCTCATGCAAAGAGCAGAGATAGAAAGAGCATCGGTTGATGATGCAAGAAAACATGGTGGTCACTTTCAATCTGTAACAAGAAGATGGATGGCATTGTTATCAGTTATATTTATTATATGTCTACCTAAGATAGCAGTATTCTTAGACCCATCAGTACAAGTACATCTTATGTATCTTGAGCAAGTTAAAGAGGGTTGGTGGATATTTGGCAGCACCCAAGAGGTTACAGCATTTAAAGGTTTAAGTGGTATCGTAATTACTACAGCAGACACACATTTTCTAGCAGCGATATCGGGTTTTTATTTTGGTTCGGCAGCTACTCGCAGATGATAGATAAATTGATTACAGCAGCAATACCATTGTTGTTAGCAATGTTAGGGTATTTATTTACTAGCTTATTAAATATACATGATAGTGTAAACATACTTAATCAGAAGATGTCTATACTAGTAAATATGGACAATCAAATAATACCATCTCCTGATAATGTTATTGAGCGCCAAAAGATTAAAGAAGATATAATGAAAGAGTTACTAAAAATAGATAAGAGATTATCAATCGTAGAGTGGAGAATAGATAATGACAGTAGAAAGAGCAGGTGAAAAATTCTCAGGATATAACAAACCAAAGAACTCACGTAAAGGTGGGAAGAAGTTTGCTGTATTAGCCAAAGAGGGAGATAAGATTAAGCTCATTAGATTTGGTGATGCTAACATGAAGATTAAAAAGAACATACCGTCAAGACGTAAATCATTTAGAGCAAGACACAAGTGTGATACTGCTAAATCT